TTCATGATTTTGGTGCTGGAATAGGTATAGGTACTAGGATATTTAAAAATAAAAATGTTACAAGTCATGAACCTTTTGTTCCAATTGAAAAAATATTAAAATCTAAAATAAATTTTGAAGGTGAATTATTTAAAGGAAGAGTACCAGATTATAAAAATTTTGATGATGTATTATTTAAAGAAGGTGCTAGTTCAAAAGATGCTGTTGTTAATTTAAATGTATTAAATGTAATAGCAGATAAAAATCAAAGAGCTAATGTTGTTAAACAAATAGGACAACTAATTAAAGATGATGGTGTTGCTGTTATAACAACAAGAGGTGATAAAGAAATAATTAACCAAGCAAAAGAAAAGTTTGGTAAAAATTGGAAAGATTATTTAGTTAATGATGGTTTTATATTTGGTAATAAAAAGAAAACTTTTCAAAAAGGATTTAGTCAAAAAGAATTAGAAAAATATGTACAAGATATATTAGGTGATTTATTTAAAGTAGAAAAAATACCTAATAAATATGGTATAAGTACATCTGGTGTTATAATAAAAAAAAGTAAACCTAAGTTTGCAGAAGGTGATGAAGTAATAGTACCACCTAAAAAACCATACAACAGTATAACAGCTTATGTTAAAAATATAAGAAGTTATGTTAAAGCAGGTGTTATTAAGAAAGACTTTGCTATGGATTTAATTAAAGAAAAATTAAAAGAAGAAGGAAAAACTATGGCTGATATTGATACCAGTAAATTTGTAAAAGGTGGTGTAGATATTGGTGAAAAAGTCAAGTATACTAAGGGTGACTAGTAGTTGACAGGAAACAAAATTCTTATTATAATATAGGAATAGTAATGCTCATATGAGATTACTTTAATTTAAATCGCTTAACGAAAGGATATAAAATGACGATATTAAATTTTGACCCATTTAAAAATTATTCTATTGGATTTGATAGAATGTTTAATACTTTAAATGAGGTATCTAGAATCAATACAACTAACTTTCCTCCATACAATATAAGAAAAATTGGTGGATGTGATACAGACTGGCAAGTTGAAATAGCACTAGCTGGTTTTTCTAAATCTGATATTAGCATAGAGATTGAAGATAGTATACTTACAGTCAAGGCTAAGAAAGATGATAAACTAAAAGATGATTTAATTCATCAAGGTATTGCATCAAGAAATGTTGTAAGAAAATTTACTTTGTCTGAATACATCAAAGTAGATTCGGCTGATTTTAAAGATGGTGTTCTTACTATAAAAGTACATGAAGAATTACCTGAAGAGAAAAAGCCTAAGACTATAAAAATAAAATAACCTCCATAGCCTAGGGGGTGTAATGCTCCCTAGGTAATAACTATGACACCAAGAACTAAAACAGATATGATTGTTATTCATTGTTCAGCAACACCTGCTGATATGGATATTGGAGTAGAAAAGATTAAGCATTGGCATGTTGTAGAAAATGGTTGGGATGATGTAGGTTATCATTACGTTATAAAAAGAGATGGTACATTAGAAACTGGTAGAGATGAATCAATGGTTGGTTCACATGCAAGAGCAGTTAATGGTACATCAATAGGAATTTGTTTAATAGGAGGGTCTAACAAATCAGGTGACTGGGAAAATAATTTTTTACCAGAACAATTTGATACGTTAGAACAATTAATATCTACACTACAAGATAAGTATGATATTAAAAAAATTATAGGACACTACGAAGTAGATGATAAAAAGAAATGTCCTTCATTTAATGTAAAGGAGTGGTTAGACAACAATGGGATTTCCAATACTTAGTGCTTTTAACTTAGCAGTTAAAGCAGGTACACACATATTCAAACAAAGACAGCAAACTAAAATGCTAATGGCAGATGCACAAATGAATCATGCTGCTAAGATGGCTAAAGGTGAGGCTGAATACGCAGGAAAATTATTAGAGGCTAGGCAATCGGACTGGAAAGACGAATTTGTTTTATTAATTCTCTCAGCTCCTATTGTAATTTTAGCTTGGGCAGTAGTATCGGATGACCCAACAGCTATGGACAAAGTAAAATTATTCTTTGAATACTTTTCACAATTGCCCAGCTGGTTTACGAATTTATGGATACTTGTTGTTGCATCAATTTATGGTATAAAAGGCACACAGATATTCAGAAATAAAAAATAAATGTTAAAACAAATACTATTGTTAATAAATCATTGGTCAAGTAAAGTTAATGTTTGGTCATGGCAAAAACTATGGGGAAATAGAAAGACAGGAATAGGATATAAAAATGGACTATCGTTTCACATCTATATTAATTATCTTAATGATATTATTAGCACTATTTGGAGGACCAGTAAGATAATGATTGATAAAATAATGTACACAGTATTAGGTGCTATAGATGATTTCTTTTTAAAGATAGAAAATTTATTTACAAAGAAAAAAGTAAAGAAGAAAAAAACTACAAAATTTTTAGACGAAGGTATTTAATGTTAAAAAAATGTAAACAATGTAATGAAAAGTTTGAACAAGAAGATGAGTTAGATATTTTCTGTGGACAAGAATGTAAACAAGAAGCTTTAGCAGAATTAGATTCTGATTCTGATGAATGTTTATCTTGTCAATAAGGAGAATGATATGAATTTTAAATGGGATTTAAAAAAACAATTAGATGAAAAAAGAAAAGCTGATTCTGCTAAGGTACAACTTAGAGAAAGAAGTAAACAATCTATAGCTAGACCTAAAGCAGAAAAGAATATAACATCTAAAGACCCAAGACTACAAGGAATATAATGAAAAACTGTATATCATGTAATCACAAATGTCATTGTAATGTTGACAAATGTCCTAGATGTATTTGTTCTAGATGTATACACTTAGAAGAATACGAAGAAGCTTTAACTTTAACTGATGAATATATTCCTTGGTGGAAAAAGATTCTTAACTTATTTAAGATATGAAAATAAATGATAACACTAACATTGCTCTCCCTATTAGGAATCTCCTTGCCATTGTTGGAGCTGTTGCCATAGGAGTGTGGGCATACTTTGGTGTTATTGAAAGAATAAATTTATTAGAGACAGCTGATAAATTACAACAACAAGATTTACTTGAAGCTAGTGCTCAAAAACCTATAGACCAGGAACAGTTTATGTTGTTGGAACATATAGCAGCACAGGTTGAGAAGTTAGAAGAAACTCAAGAACAGAATATGACTAACAAAGTTAATATTGAAAGACTACAAAAAGATATAGAAAAAATATTAGTTGATGTAGAAAAATTAAAAGATTCTGTTCGTTCTAACATAGGTAAATTAAATGGGAATAACTAAATTAGTATTTGCTTTATGCTTGTTTATAAATGGTGAGTTAGTAGAGCACCGAATACAAGATAGCTTATCTACTTGTTTGAAGATGAAAAGAGAAGCTACAAGAAACATGGAGATGAATAATAAACAATTCATGTGTGGTGAAGTAGAGGCAGAAATAGAAACCAATATTGATGGTAGTGAATCAATCAAGAAAATAGTAAAGGCTAAGTAATGACTAACAAAACAAAATTAATATACAGAATTAAATATTTGATTAACAGATGCAGAGAAAAAGGTAAATGGAATTTAGCTATACAACTAAGAGATAAATACTTAGTATGAAATTTATATTAGCTTTTAGTATATGTTCTGCAATTACTGGATACTGCAATAATACGATGACACTTCCAACTGAATTTAATTCATGGTCAGAATGTGTGGCTGGAGGTGGAAAATTGATACAAAATTTTTCAGTTGAAATGAAAGAACCTATTGAAGATAGGAAATTATATTTAAATTATTTTTGTAATGAAATACAAAAGGAAGGCGAAGAAAGTTAAGTTAATTCTTTTAATAAGATTTCATACAACTCAGTTATATCATCAAACTTAACTTCTGATTCTCTCAACATAGCAGATATTAAACCTGCATTCTCTCTTTTAAAATGAAAAGAAATTTTATCTCTAGGATAAAAAGATTTCTCTACAATAAATTGTCCTTGATTATTTATTATCAATTTAAATGTAGCTAAATCAGCTTCATTCTTTTTTACTTTCTTACTACTTTTTTTTAGTACTCTGTTCTTCATTAGCTATAGATATATGGTTATTGTTTATTTGTCCATCATCATCTAATAGACTATCAATACTAGTAGTATAAATTTCATTTAGCTTTTCATTATTTTTTTGAATCTTTTTTTTAAGATGGTCTTTCAAAGCTTCAATCTTTACAAATAAAATTTTATCTATAACAGGATTTATACCATACATAGGCAAGTCGTTTAAAGAAGATATGATTCTTCTAAATCCTCTTGCTCTTTTTTCCAATTGACTTATTGTACTTTCATGAATCATAATCTCTCTCCAATATCATTTCAAGATAATGAATTGCTTTTTCAATATCTTTTTGTTTACCTTTTAATTTATGTCTGCATATATATTTAATAGCATTCCCTTCTGCAAATAATA